GTGCTCGACCCCTTCACCGGGAGTGGGAGCACGGGCGTGGCCTGCGTGACCTTGGGCCGGGAGTTCGTGGGCGCCGAACTGAGCCCCACCTACCACGCGACGGCCACGCGCCGCCTCGCACGGGCTCAGCCCGCCTTCCTGGGCGCGTCCTAAGCCCTTACTCCACCCACGCGGCTGCTGGGGCTCGCCGTCGTCTGACGGTCCAGCAGCGACAAAGAGCGAGATGCATGACAACACGGGAAAGACAAGATACGCCCTCCCAGAGAGGGCCGAAGCACCTTATATCAACCAACCATCAAGCAATCCGCCCTTCACCCCAGAGGTGCACATGGACAACCTCATTCAGACATTCAACTTCAACGTCCTGCCCGTCCGGGTGGTGATGATCGACGGCCAGCCATGGTTTGTGGCGGTGGACGTCGCCCTGATCCTCGGATACCGGAACTCCCCGGACGCCACTCGGCTGCTGGACGAGGACGAGAAGGGTACGCAGATCGTGCGTACCCCTGGTGGTGCCCAGGAAGTCGGCATCATCAGCGAGTCGGGCCTCTACAACCTCGTCATGCGCTCCCGGCGGGACGAGGCAAAGCCGTTCCGCAAGTGGGTCACCAGCGAGGTGCTCCCGACCATCCGCCAGACCGGCAGCTACACCATGGCGCCGGCCGCTCCCGCCTTCGACATCAGCGACCCGCTGGTGCTGGCGCAGAAGTTCATCGAGGCCGAGACGCAGCGCCGAGCCCTGGTCACTCAGGTCGAGGTCATGGCGCCGAAAGCCGAGGTGTACGACGCCCTGATCAGCAGCGACGGCACCTACGCGGTGGGAGACGCCGCGAAGATCCTCGGGACCGGCGAGATCCGCCTCTTCCAACTCCTCCGGGACCGTAAGGCCCTGATCACCGGGGGCGAGCACCACAACCTGCCCTATCAGTCGCACCTCGACCGGGGATACTTCGAGGTCGTGACCCGCCCCCGCCCGGCCGGTGAAGGCCAGCCGCAGAAGGTCAGCCACGTCACCCGCGTCACGCCGAAAGGTCTGGCCTGGTTACAGAAGGGCATGGCCCAGCAGAACCTGAAGCTCGGCCAGCCGGCGTGATCCATGACGCTCTCGCCCGAGCCGGACACCGCCCTGGTGTTCCGCCAGCTGTTCCGCAGCCTCCGCGACCCCAAGGTCAAGAAGCAGACCGACCTCACGCAAGCCCAGTGGGACGCCGCACGCGGCCACACCATCCCACGCCCGGCGGTGATCGATCTGCTCACCCGCCACAGCGACCCCAGCTACACCCCGTCCCTGGCCGCCGGAGCGCGGGCCGCCCGCACCGCCTACCTGAACGGCCTGAGCGTCCCCGAGCTGCTCGAAGAACTCGACTGCCACTGGAGCCGCTGGCGCCACGCACGCACGGCCGAGTTCGACGCACTGGCAGTCGTGATGAATCCCTCATTTGGCTGATACACTGCCAGCACCCCGGCGGTCACCGAGCACCATGACCAAAAGGGAAACCCCCCGCGAGGCTGGCAGGCCTTTTTTCGCAGGGAGTTCCGAACTCTTAAAAGTTGTCCCGAACGAACGGGAGGCTTTCACCTACCCACAGGATACCCGTCCCTGTGGCTCCGGTCAACGTACCGGGGATTCAGACGGGCTTGAAGGTCTACCGTGGCCCCTAGAACGTTCGAACTTGACCACCACAATTTTCCTGACATCCTCCACCTCGTCGAGACAGAAGAGGGATTGAACCTTTTCAGAGTCGAAGGCGACGAAAATAACGAGCTGGGCCTGTTCGCCGTGTGCGTCCTGTGCGACATTCCCGACCAGCTGAGCACCATGGCTGAATCGGCCAGCGGCAAGCCTGTCTGCCATGACTGCCTGCAGGACCTGATGGGCAGCGTCTCGGACAAGCGGCGCGCCCGCAGCAAGGCCCGGATAGATGCCTTGAAGACGCAGCAGCTCTATCTGCTGGAGAATCCGACGAGTGTGACGGTGCTGGTGCGACAGCAGGTGCTGATCAGAGACGAGTACCGCTGCCGCTACTGTGGCCGCTTCGATGCTCATCTCAGCATCGATCACATGATGCCCCAGAGCCGTGGGGGCAGCCACAAGATCGAGAACCTCGTGACCGCCTGCCGCAGCTGCAACAGCAGCAAGGGGGCACGCACGCCAGAAGAAGCGGGCATGCCCGTCTTACCCATTGAGGTGACTGCATGAGCCGCACTCCCTCTGAAGGCTTCGGTCTGGAAGATGACCGCGATGATCTTCCGTTCCAGATTCACCATGAGCTTGACGACGCTCCGCTGAGCGTCTGGGCCTTCCGGGTCTACGCTCACCTCGTCCGCCGAGCAGGTAAGGACGGCAAGATTTTCCCGAGTTACCAGAGCATCGGGGAGGCCTGCTTTCGCCCCAGTTACGGCCCTTCCGCGAACCCGAAAAGCCTCCGGAATAAGGCCATGATCGCCATGAAGGAGTTGGTCGAGGCTGGGCTGGTCCTGAAGGCCGAACGAACCCGAAAAGGCAGTAAGGAGAGCGACACCAACACTTACCAGCTGACGCCCCGGCGGAAGTGGCTGGACGCTTTGAAGGTGAAGCGGGAAGCGCTGGCAGCGGAAACGGAGAAGGCCTCGACCCTCCGGAAATCAGAGAGGGCCGAGAGGGGGGGTGGCATTGTGGGAGTGCCACCTAGCACTGTGGGGATGCCACAGGGTGGCACTGGGGGAATGCCACGTGGCACTGTGGGAGTGCCCGAAGTTAGTTCAATAGAAGTTCTTCAATCTCTTGAAGTTCTTTCAAAAGAAGGTGGTGGATTCAGCTCTACTGAAAACGCGCGCGCGGAGACTCAGCCTGAACCCTCCGCTCCTCCGGTCGCTGTGATGAACCCACCTGTGCCCACCACCACAGATAGCGCTTCGCTTCAAACCCAGAACACCCAAGCGGCGGAAGAGGTTCAGACCGCAGGCGAGGTAAGCACGCCTGACGGCGTGTTCGAAGACGCCCCGTCATTCACGGATGAAGACATTCAGGCTCTCTTCGAGGGCAGTGACGAAGACGCACAAGCCCTTGAACAGGTTCCGTGCGGCCCGGCGGCCGGGCGTGCGGCCGTTGAGAGCCTCATGGCGGCCCTTCCGGAAGCGAGCGGGGCAGATTCCCCACAGGCGAGCGCGGTGGACCTCCTGAGGGGCATTCCGGAAGCCGAGCTGCTGGGCCGGGTGGCGGCTACCCCGGCAGATGCGAATTACAAGACGATCGTGGGTATGGTGGGCGGGAAGAAAGTCATCGAGGACGGCATTCTGGACGGCAACACCCCGACCGGCGGCGTGCCCCGGCGCTACTGGCTGCGCCTGACCACCGACGAGCTGGGCCAGATCCGAACGCTTGCCCAAGTGGAAGCGAAGGCGACGCAGACGAGCTTCCTCACCCTCTGCATCCTGGGCCTCGACCGGATGGTCGGTGCGCCCCGCAAGACCGAGAAGGCCGCCGTGCCACTGGGCACCGCCTACGAGAGCCCAGAAGTGCAGCGCCAGCGGGAAGAGGCGATGCAGGTCGAGGTGGGTAGCACCTGGTTCGGCCGGAAGAGTGGCAAGCCGTTCGTGATCGAGGAGTCGAACGGGAAGAGCGTGTTCGTTGAGGGACTCGGCGAGTATCCGATGATCAAGTTCCACCAGCTGTTCGTCGCCGCTGACTGAGGGAAGCCGTACCACCTATTTTATACCGAGGCTTCCCCCCTCCCCCAGCGCCCCTCGAATCCCTTATTCCCCACTCCCGCCTCAGCCCTCGCTGGGTGCCGGGGGGCGCGTTCAGCTCAAGCCAAGGAGACGCCATGTTCATTCCAACACCCGAACCCAAACTCGTCACCGCCGAATCATGGAACCAGTTCGCCCTCGACATCAGAGCGGTCAACGCCGCCAACGGCTGGGGCCTGGAGTACACCGAGAAGGAAATCCCCGGGTACCTGGCGCTGATCCACAGCGAGATCAGCGAGGCGGTGATGGCCGAGAGCGCCACCGAACGGGCCGAGGAGCTGTGCGACGTGATCATCCGGGCCGTCGATCTGGCCGAGCTGATCCGCCCCGGTGGCTTCGGCCCCATGACCTGGATGGTGCAGTCGCCGCTCGAGAGTTGGGGCGGGCAGCTGGGGCAGGCCCAGTTCCTCTCGTTGCACAGCCGGGTATCGGAGATCCTGGAGACGTACCGCAAGTCGAAGCCGTGGGAACACGCAGAGGAGAGCATGCTCATGCAGCTCGGATCACTGACCGCCGTGACGTACGTCCTGGCCGCCACCGAACTGCCTGAACCGATCAAAGGGAACGCGCGGTACGTCGTTCTGGAGAGCCTGCTGTTCGGGAAGCTCGAGAAGAACCGGGCGCGCGGCTGGCGACACGGTGGCCGCCGGACCTAACCTCCCCCCACAACCCACCTCTCCCTCCCTTCCCCCGCCCCGGCACGCGCCCAGGCGGGGTGCCTGCTGCCCTGGAGACGCCATGCACCCGACCGACCCGCTGACCGAAGACACCGAGCAGATCCACGCCATCACCGGCGAGGTCACCGCCACCTTCTACTACGACGAAACAGGCTTCGTGCTCAACGGCCCCCAGAAAGGCCAGCACATCTTCCTGGCCGAGAAGCAGGAAATCTGGCGCTGGGCAAGGCCCTGGTGCAACCCTCGCTCCGAACAGGTCACCCTGCGCCCCTGGTGGCGACTCTTCCGGCCCACGAAGGCGCTCCGGATCGTGGTCGGCTGATGATCGTCGTCAAGGTCGAAGTGCATCCGAACGGCAGTGCTGCCCATGCCCGCGAGCTGCACCGCCTGGAGATCCGGAATGTGGGCGGCACCGTTCAGGAGGGCCAGTACCTCGCCACCCTCGGCGACCGCACGGCCACGGTGCAGGATCACCCGCGCCTGGAGAGCGACGCCGTGCAGCTGCTCGCCAACGCCCTGCACGCCCTGGGCATCAGCCCGATCCGCGCGCCGGAACCGTTCGACCTGAGCCGGATCGAGCCGTTTGACCAGGCGTTCGACGACGGTGGCGCCCATGACTGAGGCCGTGCGGAACTCCCCCACCAACCCGCCGCGCGCCGGCTCCCTCAACTCCCTGGAAGCCCTGACCGACCACCTCGACGCCCACGGCTGGAACTGGAAGGTCAAGAGTTACTTCGACGACGGCGGGCACCGGTCCTACTGCGGGGTCGTCTACCGCCCCGAATGGCCGCGTGGCTATGGCGTGCGCAAACAGTACGGTTCGACGGCCTATGAGGCGCTCAGGGACGCCCTGAGCCACGGCCAGAGCAAGCGCGAGGAGCTGCAAAGCGGGAGACGCAAATGACCGCCACGCCCCTCTCCGCCCGCGTCCGCGCCTTGGAGGCCATCGCGGAGATGCTGCCGATCCTGACGGCCAGGCGGGACGAACTGGAGCAGCAGATCGCTCAGGCGACAAGCGCCGCCCGGAAACTGGAGGTGCTGAGTGGCCACATCGGCGAGGAGTTGACGCCGCCCGCAGATAGCACCTCGCCCGGAGTAACCTCCGAGGCTGCCCTGCGCGTCAGGGACACCCCCAGACTGTCACCGGAACAGCGGGTGCTGTCGTTGGTGGCAGCACACCCGGGACTGAGTGCCCATGAGATGATCGCCATGCTTCAGATGCCCGATTCGACGACGCGGGGAGCGCTGAAGAGACTCCGCGCGAGGCATGAGCTGGCCGACGTGCCCAGTCCGGAGCCGAGAGATCAGGGCGGCGTGGCCGCCAGGCTCTACTACCTGCCAGGAGACGTGCCTGTGGACCCCTCGGTGACCCGCATGCCCACCCTGCCGGACGATCTGGCCCACGACGAGCGCAACGTCTACGACTACCTGCGCCACGCCCCGTCCGGTCTCACCGCCCGCGTGCTGGCCGCCCGCCTGAACTGGAAGCAGGGCCGCGTAAACCATGCCCTCGCTGGCCTGCTGCACGAATCGCGCATCTATGACGAGCAGGGGCGCTGGTTCGTGCAGGTGGCGGAGCAGGTGGCCTCGTGATCGCCGACCGCATCCGACCGATGCTCTCGCCCCTGCTGGCCGAGGCGCTCGACACCCGCACCCAGGAGGGCCTCCGGAAGTACGGGCAGACGCTCGACGACAACCACAAGCCGGACCGCGCGAAGGCCGTCCACCTCCTGCAGGAACTGCTCGACGCCGCCCAGTACAGCGAGTGGCTCGGCGCGGTGTACGCCCCGCTGCTGTGCGAGATCGCCAACGAGGTGGCCGCCGACTTCCCGGACCTGACGCTGGAAGAACTGCTGCACCGCGAAGGCTACCGGGAGGGCGGGTGAGCCCTAACTACTCCGAGGCCCAGGTCGAGTCTCAGGTGCGTGACCTGTTCATCCGAGCCGGCTGGTACAGCGAACTGAAGACCGACGCGGCGATGATCGCTCGCGGGTCCGGTCGCCGCCGGGGCCACATCGAGACCGGTTTCCCCGACCGGGTGTTCCTGCTCGGCTGCGGCCTCGGCGTGTGCCTGGCGGCGGTGATCGAGCTGAAGACCGACACGGGGCGGCTCAGCCCGGAACAGGTGGACATGCACCACCACCTCCGCGAGACCTACGGCATCCACCCCCACCTGATCCGCACGCCCGAAGACGCGACGCCCATCCTCGCGCTCGGGCGGCAGATCCGGAAAGCACTCAAGGAGATGGCATGAACACAGGAGAGCCACGCTACGTCATCCGCACGGCCGCCGCGAACACGTTCAGGGAGTGGGAGATCTTCGACAACATGAAGCGCGAGACCATCGGCAGCTTCAAGGACCGGGCCACACAGGGCGACACCGTCGTCTCCGGGTATGCCGAAGAGCTGGTGAAGCGGTTGAACGAGCAGGACAGCCTGATGATCGCCGCTGACCTCGCCAGGCGGCAACTCTATGCGCGGCTGTCCAGCTTGCCGGACAAGGAAGTCGTGCGGCAGCTCGAGCACTACGAGGGTGGCCGGGCCATTTACCTACCCAAGCCGGACCCCGAGGCCGCTCAGTGAACCTCCGCTCGCACCCGTGACCCGCCCCACCCTCCCGGACGCCTCGGCCATGACCGACCAGCAGGTCGCCGCCGCTTACGCGCGGGCCAGCGTGGCGCTCGGTAAGGCCCACGAATACCAGGACCATGACACGCCCGCACAGCGCACCGCGTTTCGGCGCTGGGAAGCCCTCGACCGCGAGATGGCCCGCCGCGGACTGGAACGGAGGTCAGGATGAACGCACAGGAAGCCCGTCAGCTCGCCACGCAGGTCGTGACCGTCGAACAGAAGACCGCCTCCGAGGCCGCCATGGGCCAGATCACGCAGGCGGCCGAGCGGGGCAAGACGAGCACCACCCTGTACCCCAAGCGGCCGGACTGGTTGAAGACCTACCTGGAAGGCCAGGGGTACACGGTCCAGAAGTCCAACTCCGGCGACCAGCGCGACCCGGTGCAGCTCGAGGTCAGCTGGTGAGCATTGACTTCGACACCTTCTGGGAGGAAGTGAAGCAAGTCAGGAAACTGCTGGAACCAAAACCAGACGACATCGTCTTGTTGATCTTTCACCCTCTCGACGCAGGCCCATGGGAGATGAAACCCGGTTACGCCGCGCCGCGCCCGGTTCAGGGGTCGTTACCACCGAGCATGGTTGCAGGTGTGCCCGTCGAGACAGACGACTGGAGCCCACGCGGGCAGGTCACTGCCGTTCTGCACAAACAGAAGCAGCGATATGACCACTACCGCGCCCTGGGGTTCCGGCCAGCACGCGCGATCCTCCGCGCCAGCTTGGAAGTTCCAGCCGGAGTGTCCCCATGACCCCCGCCCTCCGCCTGCACCTCGCGCGGTTGCCCCGGCTCAGGCGGCACAGGAGACAAAAACGATGAGCACTGAACCGAAGTGGACTCGCATCTACACACTGCCCGCCGGGAGCATCGGCGAGATGGAAGGCCGGGCAGAAGTCCTCAACGTGCAGGCCAGAACGGGCGGCCGGGAAGGTGTGGCGCTCGCCGAGTGGCGTGCACGCATCACCCCTGAAGGCGCGACGCTCGAATCCCGGCCCCTGCCGTACAACCTCGCCTTCAAGTCCCACGTGACCGGCTGGAAGGACGGCCGGGGCATCTGCCTCCACTGCGGCGCCCAGCAGGACCGGCCCTACACCGGAGAGCGCGGCACGCTGGGCATCATCCTCTCCGGTACCGCGTGGGCGAAGCGTCACAAGCCCTGGTGTCCTGGCCCGCTCGAGCCGCGCTACACGGTCCCACCCTTGCCCCTCGGTCCGGAAATCTCAGACCGTATCCGCGAGAAGCTCGGGCAACTCTCTTGACCCTCGTCCTCACCCCGGAGGCCACGCTGCCCATGCCACCAGAACGCCGCCGCTACGTCAGCCGAGGCCGCCAGAGTACCCAAGCCCTCACCCTTCCCCGCGAGCAGGCCAGAGAGGCCCGCCAGTACGCCCAGCGGTGGTACGTCGCCCTCAGCGACTGGCAGGTCGAGCGCGCCCTCGTCCGGATTCCAGCCGTCAGCTACGCCGGGTTCGCCGACCGCTGGGGCTACGTCAGCACGCTCGGCGAGTTCCTGCCCGATCAGTGCACCATGCTCGAACTGCCGATCGGCCAGCACCTCGAAGGCGAGGTCGGTCAGATCATCAGCACCATGCAGGCCAGCAGTGTCACCGCGACCCGTCAGTGCGGTGACCTGCTGCACCTGATCCGCACGCCCGGCAGCCGGAAGCCCGACAGCCTGCTCAACGGGGCCGGGCAGTGGCAACCGGACGCGCCCAGGATGGCCGCCTATGCCCTGGCCTGCTTGAGCCTCGCCGTGGTGCTCAGGGACACGCGGGCGGAGTTCTACCTTCCCTACCTCCGGGGTGTGGCCGGCCGGGACGAATGAGGTGCGCCCGGCATTGCACAAAATCATGGATTCAGATAGGATTTTGCTAGTCTTCAAGTTTTGTCTCGAATCCACATTGACAGCCCGCCGCCGTGCGGGCTTTTTTCATGCCGTCAGGAGGTGCACATGCCGTTCAACCTGACCTACGCCGCCTGCCAGCGCGTTCGCTTGCAGCTCCGGCGGTATGCGCATCCGGACGAGCGGATCATCCGGCAACTTCACGCCTCCATCGCCCTGCTGCCCGACCTGCACGACCGTCTGCGGTGCTATGCGCTCCTGCGGATCGTCTGACATGCCTCGTAGCAAGCACATGCGCCGCCGGGAGCAGAAGGATGCCCAGCTCAGGCAGGCGCTGGAGCGAGCGAAGGACCTGGCGATCAGCGGGGCTGCGTGCCCCATCGACCGCATCTACCTCGCCGCCCAGTACCAACGCGAGATGACCGGGCAATACCCCAAAGTTACCGAGCCCTTCTACCTGTACGAGTTGGGGCTCAACCGGAAGTTGTGAATCCCTACCTGTTCGCGGCGAAGACCCGGTCGAAGAAGGCCAAAACCACCTCTTGCGCTTTAGAAGGATTGAGCTCCTGAATTGTCAAGCGCTCGACCGTGCCCTTCTGCACCAGTCCTCTTGCCCCTTCAATTTCTTCGTGGATCGCCATTTGCTGACGCGCCTGTGTGACTTCGAAGTGGAGCGTTGAAGTGGCCCCGGTTTTTGCAGGGGTGAGTTGAAACACCACTCTGGGGTTCGGGCCGGCGTAATGGGAGACCGTGCATTTCCAGTCGCCCTTCTCCGCCTGCCTCTTTGAGGCGTTCAAAACAGGCAGCAACTGGCTTTCGATAGCAACTTCGAACCGCTTGAGGATCTCAATATCATCCTGCCGTTTCTGCGCCTCTACTTTCGCTTTCTCCTCTTCGACTTTCTTCTCTAGGTCGAAGGCTTGTGCCAGTTTCTGCTCGAAGTCGTCCATGCCCAATCGTACCCCTGAGGAGGTGACCCGATGCCCCAGAATCCGAAGAAAAAGAAGGCAAACACTGGAGAGGCCGTGGGCACCTCCCGCCAGGCGCAAGAGCGGATGGAAAAGTTCGTGCTCGCCTATCACGCCGACCCGAATGCTCAGAAGGCTGCGATTAAGGCCGGGTATAGCGAGAAAACCGCTGGCTCGGCTGGAAGTCGCCTGTTGAAAAACGGCAAGGTCATTTCGAGGCTCGCCGAACTGGCCCTCCTGCACCGTCAGAAGTCCATTGCGACGGCCGAGGAGCGCCAGCAGCTGCTCACGCAGGTCCTGCGCGACGAGGTTCAGGACGTGGCGACGGGCGGCAAGGAGCTGGAGTGGATCCACACCCCGGTACCAGTGGCTGAACGCATCCGTGCGGCCGACATGCTGGCGAAGATGAACGGCGAGTACACCCTGAACATCAACCTGAAGGTCACCGAGTACGCGAAGAACTGGCTCGAGGACCTGTTCACGATCCTTGACGACTATTTACCGGCTGAGAAGGTCGACGAGATCGCCGGGCGCCTGCGCAGGTTCAATCCGTGACGGCCAGCGCCAGAGCCACCGCGCGCGCTCACCTGGTGATGGGTGGAAGTGAACCGCTGGGCATCAACCCGGTCGAGGTCGCCAAGACGGCCCGCTCCCGCAACATGACCCGTTATCAGCGCGACCTGCTCGGCTACTCCGAGCGCGAGTGCGGTTTCACCCCGTGGTCCGGAGTTGGAGACGACGAGGGCCAACTCGAGTTCTTCCAGGCCATTCAGCAGTCGGTCGACGATCAGCTCGACGGCCGCCCGGCGGTGCACGAATTCAGCATCAAGAGCTGCCACGGCGTCGGCAAGACGAAGGGTTGCAGCATCCTGGTCAACTGGTTCTTCGACAGCTTCCCCCAGAGCATCACGATCACCAGCGCGCCGTCCGACGACCAGGTGCGCACCCTGCTCTGGAAGGACATCCGCAGCAGCCGCCCGCTCTGGGGCCGCCGCCACCTGAAGCCCGCCGACCCGTTCATGAGCCGGGGCGACGGCTGGTTCGCCATGGGCCGGGTCACGAACGACGCCGGCGGTACCGGTACCGCCCGCTTCCACGGTCAGCACGCCAAGTTCATGCTCTTCGTGTTCGACGAGGCGGACGGCGTGCCCGAATTCGCGTACGGCGCCGTGGACGGCATGATGACCAACCTCGGGCCGGGCATGGTGCTGATCTTCATCCGGATCGGCAACCCGGCGACCCGCACCAGCGAGTTCCACAAGCGCCACACCGCGCCGGGCGTGCACAGCATCAACTTCGACGCCCTGCGCTTCCCGAACGTCTACCACGACGACCCGCAGATCGTGCCGGGCGGCACCACCCGCGACTGGGTGAGCAAGATGGTCGCCAAGCACTGCGAGGTGGTGCCCACACCGGACGAGGACCAGCAGACCTTTCATCTGACCTGGGACACCGTGGATAAGCACGGCTCCCTGGCCCCGGCCGGAACCGAGCTGAAACCCAACGGGGCGTTCCTGTTCCGGGTGCGGGGCAAGACGCCGAAGAACGAGACCAACGAATCGTTCATCAGTGAGGGGCGATACGAGGCCGCCTGTGCGCGGGTGGTCGCCCCCCTCTTGCAGGACATCGAACTGGCCCTGATCGGTGTGGACATGGCCCGCTTCGGGAGCGACGCCGGCACCATCTATCTGAACCAGGGGCTAGTGCTCAGCCGCGAGGCCGTGGTTCAGGGTCAGGACACCGCCGGGTATGTCGGACGTCTGGAGCGCGTTGTGCTCAAAGCCATCGCGGCCGGGGCGAAGCGCATCGAGGTGCGGGTCGACAACACCGGCGGCTGGGGCATCGGTGTTGTCGATGCCATGAAGCACAACACATACCCCGGCGTCGAGTTCGTGGTGATCGAAGTGGTGTTCGGAGCAACAGCGCAGGACCCGACCGCGTACTTCCACTTGATCACCCAGATGTACGCCGAGGCGGACGCGGTGCTTACTCGCACCCACATCAGCACGCCCGGCGACGAGCTGCGCGAAGACCTGACCGATCGCCGCCTGGTGTACCGCCAGGGACAGGAGAAGCGGTACGTGCAGAAGGTCGAAGAGAAGGACGAGTTCAAGAAGCGCCACGCCGGACGATCCCCAGATGACGGAGACGGCGCCGTGCTCGCTCTGGCCCCGTCTCTCCTGTTCATCAAGAAGAACCCCGAGCAGTTCGGATGGTAGGCAGACCCCCAGGAGGTGACCCATGAACCCACTAACCCGCGCCGTTACCTCCCTCACCTCCACGCTGCGGCGCAAGGGCACCGGCGGGAACCTCTACGCGCCCGGCGGCCTGGGCGGCTGGACCAACCTCTTCCAGGGCTTCGGCCGGAGCGGCGGTCAGGTCCGGATGAGCGAAGGCGAGCGACTTGGCCAGAACGTGGGTGTGGTCCACACGGCTGTGAACCGCATTGCCGAGGACGTCAGCAGCCTGAAGATCACCGTGCAGACCTGGCAGCGGCAGAAGGGCGGCAGCAAGTGGGTGGACGACCCCACGCACCCGCTGGCGCTCTTGCTCGAGCAGCCCTACCGGGCCTTCGACGGGGCCAGCCTGCGGCACGTGATGCAGCAGCATCTCTGCCTACTGGGCCGGGCCGCTCTGCTGGTGGTCGACGGCACCGGCGGCGCCCCGACCGAACTGCACATCCTCTACCCGCACCGACTCGACGCGGTGCCCGACCCGCAGAACTTCATCAGCGAGTACCGCTACCTCGGCCTGAGCGGCGAGCAGCAGTACCTGCCGGTGTTCGAGACGCGCCCCAATCCCAGGGGCATCGGCGTGCTCGAGGTGCGCGTGCCGGACCCCACCAACCCCTACGCCGGGAACAGCGCGGTGCAGGCGGGCAGCAACAGCATCACCCTCGACGCCGAGGTCCGGGCCTACGGGCGCTTCTACTTCGCCAACAACGCCATGCCCGGCGCGGTGCTGGAATCCGACCAGCCGTACCCAGGGGTGGACGCCAGCCGCGCGCTGCGCGAGGAGTGGAACCAGCAGTACCAGGGCATGTACAACGCCGGCAAGGTCGCGCCGCTCTGGGGTGGCCTGAAGCTCAAGAGCACCGCGCCCGCCTTCAAGGACCTCGCCTTCCCGGAGATCACCAAAGCGACCCGGCAGGACATCCTGATGCACTTCGGCGTGCCCGGGCCGGTGCTGGGGTACACCGACACCGGGGCGCTTGGCGCCGACACCTTCAGCGCCGCCCTCCGGGTCTATCAGAGCCAGACGCTCGACCCACACCGCAAGCGCCTCGAACGCTTCTTCAACCAACTGGCCCGGCGCTGGCCTGGCGTGCAGGTGACCATCGAGAGCCCGGTCGAGGACGACATCGCGGCCATCGAGAAGCGCCGCCTCGACGAACTCGACCGCGGCGTGCTCAGCCGCAAGGAATACCGCATGCTGAACGCCTACGAGGACGACGGACAGCCGGAAGTCTGGATCTTCCCGTCCGGCGCGCAGGTACACCATGGGCTCAAGCCTGAAGACTTCGCCGCGCCGGTCGCCGAGGTAGACCCGAACGCGCCACCGGGCGACCAGCAGGCGGAAGACCCGAAGGCCAAGGCCGCCCGCTTCCGCCAGATGTGGTCCGACGAGTACCGCGAACTGAAGGGGGGCCACGACGCCCGGACGGCTGTCGCCAGAGCGAATGCCCGCTGGGCCCGCGAAGGTACCGACGTGGCCGAGCTGGCCTCTCAACTGCGTCAGAAGGCTCTGGCTGCCAGTGGAAACGACCTTCACCTCGCCTACGAAGCCCTCAAGGCGGAAAGCCGCACCCTCGCAGGCGTCCATGACTGAGCCGCAAGGGGCCGTGAAGCCCGAACAGGGCCGAACCGGCATGAAGAAGCCGCTCACCCCGAACAGGAAGGTGCTGTATGACGATGACCAGCAAGACCCAGACCCCAACCCCACCCCCCGGCCAGTACCTCGCCCTGCGACTGAGGGCGAAAGAGACCGCTGACGGCCCGCTCGTCATCACGGGCGTCGCCAACGACTCGAACACCACCGACAGCTACGGCACGCGCATCAAGATCAGCCAGCGGGCACTCGACGGCTTCATGGAGAACCCGATCCTGCTGCTCAACCACGACGTCCACAACCCGATCGGCACGGTGCGGAGCATCAGCTACCAGAACGGGAAGCTGCGCGCCGAGGCGGAGATCCACCCGGACGCCAAGACCAACACCGGCGCCAGCATCGTCGATCTGATCCGCTCGGGTGTCCTGCGGGCGTTCAGCGTGCGGATCGACGAGTGCACCGAGACGCGCGGCAAGGACTACACCCAGCTCGACGCCGACGTGATGGACGAACTGAGCGTGGTCACCCTGCCGAGTAACCGCCCCAGCCTGTTCCAGATGCGCGGCAAGGGCGTCCAGATTCACGGCGCCGAGGAGATCCTGGAGCAGGAAGGCGAGGCCATGCGGGCCGCCGACCTGCGCACCCAGGACGGTACGCGCGCCGCCGGGCCGCTCAGCCTCGACCTGCTGACCCAGCGGCTGCGGAAGCTGATCTACACCGAGAAGAACGAAAACAGCAGCTCCTACTGGGACAGTGGCAGCTGCTACCTGGTGTCGGTCTACGACGATGTGGTGATCTGGACGCAATACTCCACCTCCACCTACCACCGGCAGGGCTACGCGGTCGACGAGGCCGGCGCTGTCACGCTGGTCGGCGCTGAGCAGGAGGTCCTGCCCACCTGGACGGTGGTCGGGGCCGAGGCCGAGGCTGAGCCCGCCGAGCGGGCGGCCGGATACAGCGTGACCCGCACCGTGAAAGTAGGCGACAGCGAGCAGACCACCACGGTGCAGCTGCGATCGCTGGCCGAGGTCGAACGCTTCGCCCGGATGGCCGAACCCACGGCCGAGCCGGAGCAGGAGGCGGAGACCGTGGTCGGATCGGTCACACCGACGGACACCGAAGTCCCGGTCATCCCTGAACCTGAGATCACCCTCGACGATGTGCGGTCAGCTGTCCGCATGGCCGTCGAGTCCGTAACCCTGAAGTGACCTGTGCTCCGCCGGGCTGATCCTCGGCGCTCCGCAGTAACCCAATGCCCGCACTCCGGCCACCCGCCGCCAGCCGAGACGCTGGCTTTTTGTTTGCCCCAGGAGGGCCATTCATGCCACTGACTAAAGAAGAGCTCGCCCAGATCATGGGCACCGTGCAGGCCGAGGTGCAGACCGCGACCGCGACGGCCCGCGCCGCCGATGAGGCCGAGATCAAGCGCCTGAAGGAAGACGCCGACACCCTGCGCTCGCAGGCCACCGCCGCCAACAACCGCCCTGCGCTGTACGGCGCCGACGGTCAAGCCGTCATCCGCAGCATTCCCCAGAGCAAGGAAGAGCGCCAGCAGCACATCATCCAGCGCATCGGCAATGCCGCGCGTGGACTGGCGGTGGCGGCCCGCAGCGGCGGCAACATCCGCGCCTCCGAGTTCATCGAGAAGACCTACGGCGACAAGGCCACCGCCGACGCCGTGACCCGGTCGCTCAGCGAGGGCGTGGGTGCCGACGGCGGCAACCTCGTCGAGACCCAGTACGCGGGCGACATGATCGAGTTGCTCTACCCGATGGCGGCCGTGCGCAACAGCGGCGCCCAGGTCATCCCGATGGCCAACGGAAATCTCACCATCCACCGCCAGAGCGGCGGCGTGACCGGCCGCTACGACGGCGAGCTGGCGAACCTCGCGGTGCAGCAGCCCACCACCGACGTGGTGACGCTGACCGCCAAGAAGCTGGCCGTGATCGTGCCTGCGTCGAACGAGCTGCTGCACGACACCACCGGGCGAGTCAACCAGATGATCGTCAACGACATCGGC